GAAACCAGAATACATTAGTTTTTTGATTTCATTTTCTGTTTTTTTCATTACATGAGTAGCTCTTTCACATGTAAGAAGATCACTTGCTCCATAACTAACTACAAAATCTTCTGCTGGAACGAATATAGAGCAAGGTCTTCCCATGTTTGAGTCATAATAGACTTTACGAAAAGCTGATCCTGCTAAGGGGAGAGAAAAAAGTAGCTTTTCTGTTTCAGTTCTATACTCAACCATTTTTTCAGTTAATAGATAATTCATATACTCTTGAATTCTATTAGCTTGTTTTTCTTTTTCATCGTTAATAGTTCCCAGAATTTTAGTTTTTACTGGACCTTCTGCTGGAAATATTTCTGATATAGCTTGTGATTGAAACCTTATAACTGCCTCAGATAAAAGTGGATGAAAAACTCCACAAGCTCCTGGCCAAGGTTCTGTTCTTTCATCAACAGTTAATCCAAGTTGATCTAAACCTTTTATATATGTTTCTTCCCAATCAGCTCTTGATTCTTTATCAGCTGAAAAATCACTAACAATTTGACTACCTAAAGCATCTAATTCACTTTCATCTAAAATCTCAGCTAAATTTTCTCCAAAGCCAGACTCAAGACCAGTAGGCCCTCCACCAAAATCAATTTCTATACCGCCATCTTCTGTTTCTATTCCAACTGATTCTGGGTTAACTATTTCTATTTCTATAGCTTCACCGTTTAAATTTTTTTTATCTTCTACTTGTTGTATGCCTTTTTCTATCGCCATTTATAATCCTTAATAGTACTCAGCTCTTTTTCTGTCATCAAACGGTTCTTCTAGCTCATCACTAAATAAACTAACAAAACCACCTTGTCTAAACCTTATTAAAGCTTGAGTACTGCTATCAACAAGGTCATCGTGTTCTGCATTTGGAAAAGCAGCAAACTGCTCAACCACTTCTTCTGCCCATCTAGTTTCTGGACACCATACTACACCAGAAGCAAACAAGTCTGCAACTGCATTCACACGAGCTATCTTATCATTTCCTCTGCTTGGTGTATACTCTGAAACTGGAATACCCATAGAACGCAATTCAAATATTAAAGGAGTACCTGCTGCTTTAGCTTCAACTACAAAAGCGTCAGGTTGATATGATTTATACATTTCCATTGCTTTTGCTTTTAATTCTGGAAACTCTAATCTTTCTTGATATGCATCTAATAAAATTAATTGTGGCGCTAATGCTCCATCAAACTCATCTTCTGCATAAAAAACACCCCATGTAGTGCAAGCAGAAAAGTCTGCTCTTTGTGTTTTTAAAAAAGCAGTATCCCAAGATTGAATAATAAACTGACAATTAGGTGGGTTTTCATGTTCCCATATTCTCCACCATTCTCTTTTTACTAAAGCTCCTTCTTCTGAGCTAGGGTTTTGTTGATACTGAGCAGACCATTTAGAAACTGGAAGTTCAGCTTTTAATGCCTCAAGTTCTTCTTGAGACCAAAATTCTGGCCACAGAGGATTTCCAGACGGCATTATTGCAGGAAGTTCAATAACTTTCCATTCATCTGCTCCGCCTCTTTTAATACTAGCGTCAATAATTTGACCAGTTAAATCACGCTCGTGCCATCTTGTCATAACAATAACAATAGCTCCGCCTGGCTGAAGTCTTTGTCTAGGACCAGAAGTATACCATTCATAAGTTTTATTAAAAACATTTACATCAGCTGAAGCGCCTTCTTGTTCAGAATGAGGATCGTCAATGATAAGTAAGTCAGCACCTTTACCTGTAACAGCACCACCTACACCAATCGCAAAGTATTCTCCGCCTTTATTAGTGTTCCATCTACCAGCAGCTTTACTGTCTGATTGTAATTTAACTTCACCAAAAACACCGCTAAAATCTTTATCACCAACTAAGTTTCTTACTTTACGACCAAAGCCTACAGCTAATTCTGCAGTATGGGCTGTTTGAATAACTTTCTTTTCAGGAAACTTACCTAAAAACCAAGCAGGTAAAAGATAACTAGCAAACTCTGATTTAGTATGACGAGGGGGCATATTAATAATTAATCTTTTTAA